CGCACGTGCCCTGTACTGACGCTGCTCGTCGGCAGGGAGGGCCTGCATGTAGACGTTGGTGTCCGACATGATCTCGGAGGCCATGCCGAAGTCACCACGGGCGATGGCGCCATCGAGAGCGGTGCGGACCAGCGTCGCCCGGCCCCGCGTCTTCAGTTCCTGCAACACCCGGGTATTCAGCCCCTCGGACAGGGCCTCCAGATTGGCGTCGCTCGCCGCCAGTTCGTCCGGCAACGTCTCGGGCGTCTGGAACAGGCGGCCGGCCTGCTCGTTCACCTGCCCGTTGTAGGCGTTGACGATGAACTCCCGCCGCGCCAGCGTACTCTCGGTCGACGCCTTGTAGAGACTGTCCACGCGAAGGTTGGTCAGGTCCGCCTTGAGTTGCGCATGGGACTGCTCGTCGCCGCGGTGCTCGGACAGAATGGTATCATAGCGTTCGTCGAGCGCCTTGACGAAGGACTCCACGCTGTCTTCTGACCGGATGTCAGTGGATTTCTGCCAGTCTGTAAAGGCCTGGAACGTGAGCTCCCGCGCCCGCGCCGACTTCTCGATGCGGTCAACGGTCTGCTGGGTCTGGCGGCGGCGTTCTGCGATCTCGCCGAGGCGCGCGCCTGCTTCCTGCAGGGCTCCACCACCCATGTCGAAGGCCGCTGCGGGCGCGTTGACGCCGGGGTCTCGGAGAGACGGCCCCTGTCCGATCTGTGCTGCACCGGGTACTTTTGCCATGTTATCCCCTCAGTCCGTCACCCGCGCGACCGGGGCGCGTTGCGCCAACCCGTCCGCCGGTCTGGGGGGTGGACGCACCCCCGAAAGATGGAAAGTCGGCGCCGAGGATGGTACTGCCGGCGCTCGTGAAGCCCGAGACGAGGCCTGAGCGCCCCGCAGCGCGGTCCAGTTGGGCCTGCTGGTCGAGTCGTGCGCCCTGCACGGCGCCGCCCCGGCGGATGCGTTCGGTCTGGAAGATGATTTCCTCAAGGGTCTCGTCGTCCACGGCAAGGGGCGATCCGGCGGACAACTGCACGCCAGCGGAGCCGCGCGCGGCGCGGGCCTGCCCGAGGATACGACGCTGATCGCGCGCGAACTCCTTGGCGTCGATCTCGGACTGCTTGCGCGCGAAGTCGGCCTGCTGTTCGGCAACCTTGGACTGGAACTGCCCCTGCCGGAACGCGGATACGCCGCTCACGAGGGCGCCGGCCGCACTGGCAACCAATGCGATTTCAGCCCCGGTCATCGGTGAACCTCACGTACATCTGGGCCGTCCCTCCGTTGGGCAGGTAGTAGCGCATCGGCGGTCCTTCCGCATGAAACCCCATCAATCTAACCCATCTGTGTCCCTGTTCATAGTCCTCAGCCACCATGGCGTCGATACGGGCGAAGCCCTGCCCGTCCAGATGGTTGCGCGCCAGTCTCAGGAGGGGCAGCGCCGGAGCGGTCGGGGAGACGAAGGCCCATGCCAGCGCACGGTAGTCATGGACGTAGATCAGGCCCCCGGCGGCCACCGGCACGTCGTCCTCCAGCACGGTCCACGAGTTGTCTGCCACGCCTGCAAGGTCCATGGTCTCGTCGACGCCCGGCTCGTTGGGCTGAATGAGTGCGAGGTCTGCGGGTTGGAAGGCCCGCACTGTCAAACGAGGTCGTTGGTCCACAGTTCCACCGTCATTGCCAGCATGGTGAACGGTGCCGGGCCTGTGCCTTGCAGGTACACACGGGGGTCTGTCCCCCAGTTGCTCGGCATGTCCTGCAGCATCTCGCCTGTGAACAGGGGGACGGCGGTGTCGGTCAGGTCCGCCACGGCGCGGAACTCCTTGGTCCGCAGGTCTTCCTTGTTGGTGCCGAACCGGAAGGACGCGGTGTCCTTGAGGACCAGCCCCAGCTTGGCGGTGCGTTTCTTCTTGACCAGCGCAGGGCCAGCGCGGCCCCCGGAGGGGAACTTGAGCGAGGTAAACTTCCACCCGGCATTCAGCCCCACCTGCACGGTGGAGGCCTCGTAGTCGAGGGTAATCGAACCCCCGGATACGGTCTTGGACGGGTGCACGGCGCCGTCGGCCAGGATAGCGACGGTCTCGCCCTCCAGATGGTCCAGCCCCGTGATTGTCGTCGTGGCGGTGGAGTCGTAGGTCAGGCCGGAGTCCACGTAGAAAGCGTCTTCCTGCGCGGCCAGCACTGCGGTTTCCCACGCTGCCTCGGTGTCGTAGTCCTCGCGCAGCGGCCCTTCGAAGGCCTTCTCCATGAACTCGACGTACCGCACGGTTGCCCCGTTTACGGTGCGCTTGACGATCACCCACACCTCGTCGCGGTCGTTGCTGGCGAAGGTCTGCCCGGCGGCGTCCTGCCCCGGGATCACGGCCACGCTCTCCACCACGGCGTCGCCGCCGCTGAACGCTCCGCCCATCACCTGCCGGGTCCAGCCCGTGACCCGTTCCCCAGGCTTGAAGACCAGTGTGGCGAGCTGGCCGTCGGCGCGGACGCACCAGACGAGCGAGTCGGGCTCCTGCTGGTAGGCCATCTGCGTGATGCCGGACCGAGTGATGTGGTCCGCGAACAGCGTGACGTCGCTGGAGATGAAGCTGTCCTCGGCGAACTCGAAGAAGAAGTCGCGGATCTTGCGCCCCGCCCGCTGCAGGAACAGCAGCCGGTTGTCCACCCGCACGGGCGTTACGTCGGCGCAGCCGTGGGTGGTCTGACGCTTGACCGCGATGTCGGTGGGGGTCAGGGCCGCCCCGGCACTGGAGGCGGTGAACTCACTGCCCGTCGTGCCGATGACCAGTTCCCGCGCGCCGCTCATCCAGCGGGTGCGGTTGACCTCCTCGGAAGCGATGACGAAAGACACGGCGTCGTCGTCCAGCACGGAGCCATCGACCTGTGTGGGTCGGAAGACCTCGAAGTCTGCGACCACGGACCCGTCCACCCGCTGCGGGGTGTCATCCGCCCCTGCGAAGTACAGCCGCTCCTCGAAGAAGGATACCGAGTTGGGCCACCCGGTCGTGTCGGACCACACCCCCAGCGCCCAGGTGGTCTGTGCAGTGGTCGCGCTCGCGTCGGGGCCGCGAATCTCGGCAGTGACGACGGTCGTCGAAGACCGCGCCGTGATCTTCATCCACGTATAGTTGCCTGCGGCGTCCTTGAACCGAATCAGGCGGCCCACGTCCGTGGTCTGGAAGCCCAGTCCGCCGTTGATGGCTGTGATGGCCGAGGCCGTGACGCTGACACTGCCGGTGGTGCCGCCGAGCGTGAGCGTGACCGCGGTCGTGTTCTCAGAGAAGAACGGCCCCTCCTGGAAGTCGATCAGCACCAGCGACCAGTCGGAGTTGCCGCGCCGCAGCAGCTTGCGGGTCTGGTAGTCCGGGTGAGCGAGGTACATCACGTCGGCGGACTGCGTGTACTTGATCTCCAGCAGGTCGGCGCTGGCGTAGGGGGTGGTGATCTCGACCGCCGCGTTGTCAATCAGGGACACGTTGTCGATCGCCACGCCGCTGCGCGCCCCGCCGTACTCGAACTGCAGGTAGAAGGGGCTGGCTGCGGGGGTGAAGGACACGCTGTGTCCGCCCGTCGTCAGGTCCAGATCGGCGAGGTAGTCAGACGCGCCAGAGGACGACCCTACCCGCACGGTCACGGTGTCGTCAGACAGGCCGTAGGTCTCGAACCGCAGGACGTGGGCCGTACCGGTGGAGGTCGTGGTCACGGCCTGTTCGGCGATGGCCTCGTTGCCGGATCCCGCGCCGTCAAGGCTCAGGCGGTTGTTGGTCGAGTCGTGGCTGATGGCGCCTGTGCCGTTGGAACCGTCGGTCCAGCCCGTGATGTTGCTGTCGAACGTGCCGTTGGTGATGGAGGCCGCGATGTCGGCCGCCGTGATCTGCCCCTGGTTCCGGTAGAACCGGAAGTGCTGGGGACCAGCCTCGATGATGTAGGCCTGCGTCGTGGAGAACTGGAACCGCAAGAGGGCATGCACGCTGGCGGAGGTCTTGACTTCGGCCACGAACCGCGACCCGGGGCGTCGTGTCATCCCCCCTTGGGGGAGCGGCAGGAGGTTTTCCGCCTGCGCGCAGGCGTTGTCGTACTGGTCCAGCGCGATGCGCGCGACCATGCGCGGGGAGAACTCCCCGAAGTTGAACGCCGTGAGTGCGGGATTGGCGCGGGTCATCGCGGCCAGTACACGCCGTCGCCGTTACGGCTGGACGCCCATGAGCCCATCGGGCGCTGCTCGGGAAAGTCCTCGATGGACTCCGTGCTCTTGGCCCGTCGGAGGTCCGCTGCGGCCTGCTCCCGCATCCGATCCATCAGGGTGGCGGAGTTGGTCAGGGTGACAGCGAGGTCCACCGCCAATGCCGAAGACAGCGCCCGGCGGAAGTCAGGCGGCATCTCGTTGGGGTCCGTGATCTGGGCGACGTAGGTCAGGAACAACTGCGTGGCGTCGGTCAGGATGACCGTGCCATCAGTGGAGTGGCTGCCGATCCGGTAGACCACGGTGGTCTTGCCCACGTCGCTGTCTGACACCACGGCGACGCGCAGGAAGTCGGTGGGGACCGGGAACTGGTAGTCGAACTCCGAGGTCGGGACCACGGCAGACCGGGCCAACTGGGTGCGGCGCGTGGCAAAGTTCCACGTGTGCCCCCGCAGCAGGTCGTCCCGACGCCCGTCGAATACGGAATCCGCTGCGATGGCGGCATCCGAGTCCTCCGTCCGGGACGTGATCTTGGACGCCCCCAGACGGATCAGGGCCTCGTTGATGATCTCGACCTCGGAAGCCATCAGGCTGCCTCGTCTTCAAGCTGGGGGATGGGGAGTTCGCCGGTGGCAATCCGCCACGCTTCCTCCTTGTCCTTGGATGCGGCAACAACCGTGCCGCCCTCAAAGACCTCGTGGACCTGGGCCTTGTTGTTCCACTTCACGTCGCCGTCACTCTTGATGAACCGCTCGACCGCCCACGCCTCCCGCTTGGCCGGGGCCTCGTCCTTGGCGGGGAGGGTCACGACATCGTGTTCGGGGCGGAGCGACAGCGTGTCACCACTGGACTCGACCACCAGCATGTCGACGTAGGCCAGCACGCGGTTGCCGGAGGCATTCAGATCCTTGTCCCGGAGTTCGATGACGCGGATGGTGTCGCCGGGGCGGAGCATGGTGCGCTGCGCGAGGAAATACCGCTCACCCAGCATCTCGGACATCGGGTGGGCGCTGGCATAGGTCCAACGCTGCCCGCGGGATACGCTCTCGCCCATGGCGAGGTGGCCGGGGATGCACTGAAAACGACTCATTGGTTGGTCTCCTTGACGAAATCCCGGGCCTCGCAGACTGTCCGCAACTGGTCCAGGGTCAACGACGCCGGCAGGTCAGGGCCAGCATCGCACGGGTTGATGAAAAAGTGAACCTCGATCATTGCGCAACCGCGCAGTAACGCATCGACCGCCCGCCACGGCGTACCGGAGTGATCCGAGAAGCCGGGATGGACGCCGCCCCACCGGGACGTCGAGGGGTAGTTGGCCTCGCACTGGAAGCGGATCGCGTCGGGGCGATCCGGGGGTTCGTACATGCCGTCCGACACGAGGCATGTGTGGCCAGACAGGACATCGTAGGGGAAGTCCTTCGCGGCGCGGGAGGCGACCTTGACGTAGCGAGGGTTGAGGGACGCTGCGAAGTGCGCCGTGCCGTGCTCGAATGTGCTGAACAGGAGGTCGATACCGCGCCAGCCTGCGTAGGTGTTCACGGCCCGCCATTCGTCGGGTGTCAGCCGCGAGGCCAGCCACCGGGGCGCACGCGCTTCGTCCCCGTCGATCCAGCAGAACATCTGGTCCCGGATGTCAGACACACTTGGCTCCTGTGCGAACGAAACCAATCTGCCGGGGCCGCTCCACTCGCTAAGAGACGACTCGTAGGTTCCATCGAACATCTGGAACTTCACGGCGTCGGCCCCGGCGGCGTGTGCCGCATCGACGTAGGCCTTGGCGCGTTCGACGGACCCACCGTGGCAGGTGCCCGCCTCAGCGATCACGTAAGGCGTAAGTGTTCTGGACATGCTTGAATCCCATGCTTCTGAATAGACCGATTGATACCCGGTTGCGCGGGTTGATGTTGGCGACCCACTCACCCGGCCGCACGCCGGGGATAGCCTCCAGCGGCTCCATGGACGCCATCAGCGCCTCCAGCGCCTGGCGGGAGTACCCCTGACCTCGACATGCGTGGGAGATCTGCACGCCGACCTCGTTGCGGTGAGTGGCGTACACCATGCCCGCGACGCGCTCGTCGACCAAGATGAGTTTCCACACCCGGTACGGACGACTCTCGACGTAGGTCCGGTGCTGGTCCCACCTCGGCATGGCGTGGTGGCTGATGGAGTCATCGACCCCGCGCTCCCCGAGCAACTGCCAGAGCTGCAATACCGCGTCGCGGCGGCTGTAGACGTCGATCAGTTCCATTTCAGCAGCCACGCCGTGCAGTCGTCGAAGCCCGGCGCGGGGAAGGTATCCACCAGCGTCAGGCCCATGTCCTGATACAGCTTGCCGAACGGCCGCCGCCACAGTGCGTCGTCGTGGCCCCGGTACGGCACCATCTCCTCCTTGTTGGCCTCGTACTCCACCGCCAGCACCCACTGGGTCGACGCCATGGCGACATTGCGCATCGCCGCCTGCAGGTTTGCCGGAGGTACGTGAATCAGCACCCCGGCGGTGAAGGCGAGGTCGCGGGGGGTGGCGAACCCGATGGGTTCACGGATGTCGTGCTGTATGGCCTGAAATCCCGCCCCCGCGGTCTCGAACAGAGCCTTGCGGTTCACGTCGACGCCGCACAGGTCGACGCCCTTGCTGGCCGCCCGAAGCGCCCGCAGGTTCCACCCCGCGTTGCAGCCGAACTCCACGGCGGACGTCGCCCCGGTGCGGTCCAGCACGTCCTCCCAGAACGGGATACGGGCCTCCCAGTCAACGCGGTTGCGCGCCGTGTAGGCGTCGCCGAACTCTCCGTCCCACATCAGAATTTCTCCTTGAGTCGTTCGTAATCCTCGGGCGTGTCGAGGGCGGTGGAAGTAAGGGGAGGGGCCACCAGCATGTGGCGCTGCATCCAGGGGCAGACGTGCTCGCGGTCATAGGCCTCGGTTGCGTTGTGGTAGGCGCGGTCCAGCGCCGCCCATGTGAAGACCTGGCAGTCACGGCCCCGGCTGACCTCCCGCGTGTTGTCCGCGTAGTCGTAGCCCGGGAGCCGCGCCAGTGTCTGCTCGCACCAGAAGGGCGTCAGCATGGGGCAGTCGCCGGTCACACGCATGATGACGTCCGCCCGGTAGGCCTTGGCCGCGTGCCAGTACCTGTCGAGACAGTCCGTCGGGTGGCCGAGGTACTGAGGCACGCCGAGGCGCTGCACGCAGTCCAGCAGGGGCTTCGTCGCAGGGGTGGTAGGCATGGCACAGACCACGGTGTCCACACCCTTGATACGCCCGCAGGCCTCCAGCACGTACTGGATGACGGGCAGGCCCCCAAGGGGCAGCAGCACTTTGCCGGGGAGCCGCGTCGACTCCATGCGGGCCTGTACGATGCAGACGGTTCTCATCTCACTGGTACTCCGTGCTCGGCGAGGTGGGCCTTGGCCTGCCTCGGGGTCAGGTCCGTGAACTGCCACGCCGCTCCGGCGGCAACGGCATCGGCTCCGGCCTCGAAAGCCGCCAGCAGATCCGCCGCGCAGCCCGCGCCGCCCGATGCGATCACGGGGACAGAGAGGTGGGGTGCTATGGAGCGGATGAGGTCGATGTCGTACCCCTCCAGGGTGCCGTCACGATCGACGGATGACAGTAGTATCTCCCCCGCCCCAGCGTCCACGCAACGGACGGCGTGTGTCAACGGGTCGGTGCGGTGTAGCCGCTGGCCGCAGTGCGACGCTACACCCCCGGCAAAGGCGTCTACCGACACCGTGATGCACTGCGCACCGTACTTGTCAGCGGCGGCGCGGACGAACTCGGGGTCTTCCACCGCTGCGGTCCCGATGACCACCTTGTCAGCCCCCGCCAGCAGCAGATCGCGGATATGGTCGAGGGTGCGGACCCCGCCCCCAGCGGCCACGGGCATGAAGCACTCGGTCGCGGCGGTCTCGACGGCACGGAGGTCAGGGCCCCGCCCCTCGGCCTGCCTCGGGGTCAGGTCCGTGAACTGCCACATCGCCCCCGCGGCCACGGCGTCGGCCCCGGCCTCTAAAGCCGCCAGCAGATCCGCCGCGCAACCCGCACCGCCCGAGGCGATCACGGGGACAGAGAGGTGGGGTGCTATGGAGCGGATGAGGTCGAGGTCGTAGCCTTCCAGGGTGCCGTCACGATCGACGGATGACAGTAGTATCTCCCCCGCCCCAGCCTCCACGCAACGGACGGCGTGTGTCAACGGATCGGTGCGGTGTAGCCGCTGGCCGCAGTGCGACGCTACACCCCCGGCAAGGGCGTCCACGGATACCGTGATGCACTGCGCGCCGTACTTGTCAGCGGCGGCACGGACGAACTCGGGGTCTTCCACCGCTGCGGTCCCGATGACCACCTTGTCCGCCCCCGCCAGCAGCAGATCGCGGATATGGTCGAGGGTGCGGACCCCGCCCCCAGCGGCCACGGGCATGAAGCACTCGGTCGCGGCGGTCTCGACGGCACGGAGGTCAGGGCCCCGCCCCTCGGGCGTGGCGGCGATGTCCAGCAGGATGATCTCGTCCACCCCACGGGACTCGAAGACCTGCACCGCCTGCCGCACCGACCCGACCCGACGCCAGGACTGGTAACGCTCCCCCTTCACGAGGTGGTCGCCCCGCAGGAGCAGCGTGGGGATGACCCTACGCTTGAGCACGGAACTTGTCCTCCAGGGTTTGGTATTCGTCCAGACTGACACCGATGCGACCCAGTACCTCTCGCAGGGTCTCGCCCATGTAGGGGTAGTAACTGGCGCCGCGGTGCTCCAGCGCCCCCAGAACGGTAGCGGCCTGTTCGCGCTTCAGTCTCCCGTCCCGGATGTCCACCGACATCTGGGCGCAGGCCCGGCCGTAGCCGTACTTCAGTTCGCAGAACCAGTCGTGGATGCCCGTCTGGGCGTTGTCGAGGTTCTCGTGCTGCCACCAATTGCGGGGCGATGGTCGCCGGGTCTTCATCCCGGCGTCGATGGCAACGGAAGCGTTGCGGTGGCTGTCCCACTCGTAGAACTGGCCGAGGAAGTACGCACGGACACCCGCCTCGCGCACAGCGTCCGCCGGCGGCGGGGAGTAGTCCTGCATGTCGCGGCCCGTGATGCCCTCCATGTCGATGAAATCGCTGGGGCGGAGACCGTTGAATCCCCCGAACTCGTGGACCCAGCGCGCCGTCATCTCGCGCGCCTCCTCGGTGCCCGGCGGACCGCCGTAGGCCTCCTGCGGGCACTCGCCGTAGAAGATCAGGGGGATGCGCTTCTCGACCGCGACACGGAACGGCAGGGAGAAGATCGAGGCGTGCTCCGGCCACGAGATGTCGCCGACCAACTGCAGCCCCAGCCGGTTCAACTTCGCTCGCACCGCACGGTTGGGCGTTACCTCCAGCGTGGTGGCATAGCGCGCCAGGTTGTCGATGTTGGCCCGTCCGACCTCGGTCAGGTGGCACGTCGTGGCAGTCACGACCAGCGGGCGAAGGCCAAGGTCCAGCAGCTTCAGAACCTGCCAGTGGCTGTCCTTGCCGCCGGAGGACGGGACGATGCAGTCGAACTCACCGCGTGGGGCCTCGTCCAGAATGCGCATCAGATCCTGCTCGCGGGCTTCCCAGTCAATCTCCCGGCGGCGGTCGTGCGCCCGGCAGGCGGAACAGACTCCCTCGGCGTCGAAGTGCAAATCCACCTTGGTGTCGGGGTACAGGCAGCGGGTGCAGCGGTTCATCCGAACATCTCCTTCAGGTCGGGGTAGTCACTGTTCGGCAGGTCGTCGTTGTGACGGGGGAGGTTGGCCAGCAGGGTCAGGCCCTCGGCAGCGTCACGGGGCATCATCGTCGCGTGCCACGCCGGGGTCTGCACCTTGTCAGTCCTGGGGTCCGCGCCCTCGGTGCGACCGTCGAACCGGGCGCGGCGCAGCCACGCATCCGCCTTGTCGTTGTCGTGCAGCACAGCGCCGCCCTGACCAATCCCGAGGTGCTTCGTCCAGTGGAAGGACACACAGCGGAACTCGCCGGGGATGAACATGCCGGACGTGAAGCGGCGGGCGGAGTCCACGACGGGGGCGGGGTGCAGAACATAGTCCCCGGACCAGTCCTCGTCGCCGAACGCAACGCGCAGGCCCGCATTGTGTACCGACTGTGCAACGCCCACGTAGGTGAACCGGGGGACTTCAACCAGTCCGGTCATCCCGAAGGGGCGGTGCCAAGCCAGCGCCAACAGCAGCGCCATCGTGCAGGACGTGGTGGCCACAGCGTACTTGGCGCCCGTGTAATCACACAGCGCCGCCTCGAACTGGCGCACTATATCGTAGGGATTGTGTTCAGACATTCCTTGAGCTCCTCAACTGTCATGCGGCGCGCGACATCGCTGGTGATGCCGTCCGCCATGCCCTCGTGCATCTTCTCGTAGTCCGGCAGCCCCCGGACCTCCATCTCGACGCCCATGGCTGTCGCCAGGTCGCCCAGCCGGTAGGCCGGTAGATCGCGGGGGTAATGCAAGTCAGACGTGAACCCCCGCAGGGCCTCGTCCACGGTGTCAACCGCGTCGCCCACGTCCATCCAGAACCGGGTGCAGTCCGGGTCTGTCACAGGGACAGTATCTGCACCGGACGCGATCAGTTTGCGCCACTTCGGGATGACCGACCCCGCAGAACCGGCCACGTTGCCGTAGCGGACCACTACGAAGGTCACGTCCGACGACCCGTTGGTGGACAGGAACAGGGACTCTGCCAAGGCCTTGGACTGCCCGTAGGGGCTGATGGGCTGCCACGCCTTGTCGGTACTCAGGGCCACGACCCGGCCCACCCCCGCGTCCTGCGCGGCCTCGATGACATTCATGGCCCCCAGCACGTTGGTCTTGACCATCTCGGCCGGGTTGTAGGCCCCAACCTCGATACGCTTCAGCGCGGCGGCGTGGACCACGTGGGTGCAGCCCTCCATGGCGCGGCGGAGCCGGTCCCGGTCCCGCACGTCGCCGATGAACCAGCGGATGTTGTCCTGCGGGAACTGCTCACGCAGTTCAGCCTGACGATGCTCCCCGCGTGAGAAGACGCACACCCGCCCGTATTCCTGCAGCGCGCGCTCAAGGAACGCCGCGCCGAAGGTTCCGGTCCCACCGGTAATGAGGATGGAAATCATGCCTTCAGGTAATCCGCGAGCCAGTCCTGCTCGCCGTTGATGGCGTCCCAGTGGACGATCTCCTTGCTCAGGCTGGCAGATGTTTCCATCAGGGCCTTGTGCTCGTCCGCCAGTTCTGCAACTCGGGCGCTCGAAGCCCCACCGCCCAGGCGCCGCAGTTCGTCGGTCACGGCGACGTTCTGGGCGATCAGGGTGCGGGTCCGGCGCAGCGATTCGTTCAAGGTCTGCAGGCGGCGCTGGGTTTCGGTGTGCCGCAGTTCCAGCTTGTTCAGCAGGGGGTCGTCCTGCCACATCGGGTACGGCACGGGGTCGTAGGCCAGCCCCGTCGAGGCCAGCATGTGGACCGGGATACCCCGGTCACGGGCCAGCGCCACGAAGTGCCGGAAGCCCGCCCGTTGCTGCGCATATTCGGTGCCGTACTCCATATCGACGCCGTACACCGCGAACTCGGCCCGCACCCCGGCCTCCTTCACCTCGTCGAGGGCCAGGGCCATCATCCACGCGAAGGTCGAGGACATGAAGAAGGTGCCGAAGCGATCCACGATCTGGTCAACCGGGTACTTCACCACGTTGGGGCCGAGGTCCGGCTCGGGGTAGAACATCATCAGTTCCACGTCCCTGCTGAACGTCCGCACGCTCTCGCGCCACGCGTTGGCCCAGTCCTGCGGCTCGCCATCCAGCCGGTGGATCTCGAACCACCGTGTCGCGCGGGTCACATACTCGGGACGGGCAGATACCCCCCAGATTTCCCACGACGGGTCGTCATAGGGAGCCTTGGCACCGGATGACGCCGTGCCGACAAAAGCGATCTTACGGACGGGCGCGTCCGACTTCTTGGCCATGGGTTCCTCCAACGAAAAAGGGGCGACCCGAAGGCCGCCCCTTATCATACCCGCACAGGAGTGCGTGTTGGAAGTATCAGGTTCCGGCGAGTGCCCGGGAACCGCCTTCGCCAACTGCGGAGGCGTCGATCTCAAGGCCGCGAAGCCGCCAGCGGCTCGTCGAGGAACCCACAACGTGGAACCCTTCGCCTTCCTGGTGGAGGGTGATACGACGGTTGCCCACGGAGTCGTAGGTGATGGCCGTCGCACCGGAACCGCCGGCGTCGAACTCGAACAACTGCGTGCCAGAGTCGACCTTGCGGACCTGGAACTCGGCGCCCGGGTAGGGCGTCGGCAGGACGTAGCGGCTCGCGGTGGAGATGGTCGTACCCACCTCCATGAAGCCCACGCCCAGCGTGTTGGACAGCGCCGCCTCGGTGCCGGTCGCGGCGGTCTCGATGGGCAGATTGCCCCCCGCATACTGCGTCGTGACCGTACCCGAGGAGACCGCGGAAACCCGCAGCCACATATTGCCGTCCGTACACTGGCACCAGATCAGGTCGTCAGCGACCATGTTCAGGTCGTCATCGGAGTTGTTGAAGTACCCCGAGGCGGCGACCTGGGCCATCGTGTCGTCACCCGCGTCGTAGGTGTACGTCAGATCGCCCGGAGCACCGGCGCGGAGGTGGAGATTACCAGCCGTGTAAGCCATGTTCCGTCTCCTTAGCTGGTTGCGATGGCGGCGGTGTCGTCGAGGTTGCCCTCGATCACGCCGTTGTCTTCGATCAGACAGGCGCCCCCGCTCATCATGTTGTTGACGAAATGCGCCGCGCGGTCGCCGTGCCACGTGATGTCGGACACGATGCCCTGACCACTGCCGTAGCCCACCGCTGTCTTGTGGTACGCGAAGACCTTGGCCGTGGCGGTGCCGATGCCGGGACAGCCGGTGTGGGTCATCCACTTGACGCCCATCCACTCCTTCATCTGCATCCGGGTGGCGAAGGGCCGGTCCTCCAGCGACACGTAGTCAGCGGAGGCCCACTCCTCGACCGTGGCAGCATGTGCCCAGGCCTGCGGGGTGAGAACCGCGTAACGGTCGCCGTCGTCCGGCACGTCGTTGGTGTTCAGCGCCGTGACCATCTCCAGCAGTGAGTTGCGGACCGCGGCAGCGGACGTAACGGTCCACGTGACCGCCGTCTGCGTGGTGGCGTCCATCGACGTCAGAATCTGATCGTCAACCTTCCGACCCAGCGCATACGCGCCGCCACGGGCAACCACGCCACGCTCGTCGATGTTGATCTTCAGTTCGTCCAGCTTGTCCACCCAGTCGCCAGCGTAGAAATCCGCCATGGTGCAGGGGATCGCCGTGTGGTCCTGGTTCATCGGGGTGATGGCGCCGTGGCGGGCCTTGGTCGTGGCCGTGCCCTTGCCGACGCGCTGGAAGGTGGTCGAGGAACCCTCGACGTTCATCTTGGTGCGGACCGTGTTCAGCAGCTTGGTGCCCTGACGCTGGAAGGCGTCGTGGACGTCACGCTCGAACTGGGTCACGAAGGCAGTCGTGATTGACGTGCTCATAGTACACTCCAGGTGTTGATACGGAGCGTCCTACGGTTGTCCCTGTTCAGGCTTCCAGCCGGTTGTCCCCTCGGGGGCCAGCGTCCGCGCCATAGGGGCCTGGCGGATCGCACCCCCATAAAAACACACGGGCGGCGCATGTCAACCAAAAAAGAACCCCCCGGGAGGAGGCCGGGGGGTCCAGTCGAGGGCCAGAACAGGAGGGAGGAGGAAACCTGCTGACCCCTGATAGTAGGCTCAGGACGCGTCGCGGGTCAATACTGCCGCTGGCGTGACCCCACGATGGGGGCGTTGCCATCCATCCGCTCGTAGAGCTGCCGCTCCGCCTCGTCGAGGCGCTGGGCCTCCGCACGATCGCCCTTGCGCAGGGCGGCTTCCTTGTCAGCGCGGATCTTGTCGGCCTCCGACTGCAGGTTGCGGCTCTCGTCCTCGGTGGGGTTCATGTGGGGGCGATCCTCTGCCATGGCACGCCCGATACGGGCAAACATGCGGCGGAACTCCGGGTGGTTGCCCGCCGGGATACCGTCGATACTGGACTCGTTCAGGAAAGCCTTGAACCGTCCGTCCGTGTCGTCGAACAGCGCCACGGCGCGTTTGCCGTAGGTGTCGTTGGCCTCCTTGTCGCCGCCCCACTCCCGGTCCAGTTCGGAGACCGCCTGCTCGCTCTTGGCGGTCAGAGCCTGCTCCTGCTGCTCCAAAGTCTCCACCAGCATCTGGTGGTAGAAGTCCGAAGCCGCCTGTACCGCGGCGGGGGGTGCGCCAGCGCCGTGCATCACTTCCGCGAACTTGCCCATGCGGGCCTTGACGCCCTCGTCGTCGGACTTCAGCGCATCGGGGAGGTCGTCGGGCAGCTTGATCTCGTATCCGTCCGGGGCGTCCGGCACGCCGAGAGCCTTCTTGCGGAACTCCGCGATCTGCTCCGGGGTGGCGTCGTCGCCGGGCAGCACGATCGACTTGCCCAGCCGCGACTCCAGTTCGCGGTGGGACTTCAGTGCCGCCTCGCGGGAGGTGAACTTCTTCGACCAGTCCCGCAGGTCGTCGGGCAGGTCCGCCCGCCAGTCAGCGGGGTCGCCTGCACCTGCAACGGTGTCGTTGCCGCCGAGGGACGTACCGCCGGTATTGGGGTCCGTCGCGGGGGCGCTGGTTTCAGGGTTCTCTGTGGCCTCGGGATTATCCGGGGATTCCGGGTCCGTCATGTCGCAGTCCTTCCTTGGTTGTTCTGCGTGGTGGCCGGGGGCTTGTCCTCCGGCGGCTGGTAATTGATGATCTCCATGATCTGGACGGCGACCTCGCGCCTGCCCAGCTCGAAAAACGTCCTGTTGGTGTCCGTCACGCCCTCGAACCGGGACACCGGGCGACCCAGTTGCAGGATCTGGAACAGCACGCGCTCCTTCTGGAGCGGAGTCGCCTCTCCGAAGAACACGGCGCGGAAGTCCTGCGTCCGCTGACTGGGTGGGTAGTGCTCACCCACAGTGGCGGGGGCGAGCGGGAACAGCAGCGCGCGGACGTCGATGTCTTCGGCCATCACCACCTCCGAGGGTCGAACCGGTTATCGGCCCGTTCTGGAAGGTCATGATACTCCAAGGATACGGCGTGCCCCAAGCGGCGATCCATCGAGGTCGCAATCCGCTCGTTGGCGGCCATCAGGCGCTGGCGCCCGTAGGACGCGGATTCCTCGGCGGCGCGAGCCGCCGCGCGGTCCTCGACGTCGGACAGAGCATCCACAGACGCAATGCGGCCGTGCTCGCCCTTCAGGGCCGTCCAGATGTCGTCAGCCTGCGGGTTCGCCACCCTCGGCCCCCTGCAGCAACGGTCCGACCTTGGCTGCGATGTCCGCCGCCTGCTGACCCCCGGCCAGCAACTGCTGGGTCTGCTCGGCCTGCGCACGCCCCTCGCGCACGGACTGCACGACTTCCGGCGGCTTGAGCCACCGCTGCGGGAACCCGCCAAACTTGGGCGCGTCGCGGGCAATGGCGTCGTTGTCGTAGTGGTCCAGCATGGTCGGGTCAGCCTGAAGCAGCGGACCCAACATCTCCAGTGCGCGGGACAGGCCTACTGCCTCAATCTGGTGCCGGGCACGCAGGACCGGAGACTCGAACTCGAACCTGATGTCGCGCCCCGCCAGTTGCTCCGGCGGAGGCGGGAATGCCCCGGCGCGCACCATGATGCCGTAGACCCGCTCGACGATGCGGGCGATGTAGTCGCTCTCCAACTGACCGAACACCGGCCCGATGGCGCGCAGAAATTCTTCTTTCCGCTCAAGGACTTCCGTCGCCGTCATGCGCGGCGCATCAACGGGCAACTGCAGCACGTTGCGGAAGAACGCCCCCCAGACCTGCTCGCGTGTGTCGTTCTGCATCTCCCGGCCGAGGGGGATATTGGCGCTGGACGAAATCTCGCCAATGGGCGGGCGTCCCATCTGGCGCAGCAGCTCGGAGTCGATGTAGGTCAGGCCGCCGGGGAAGGTCCGCACCGCCGAGATGGCGCCGTCGCTGGTCGCCCACATGGGCGGGTCCACCGCGCGCTGCCCGGCCACCAGGATTGTCTTGCCCATGGCCTGCAGGGTCTCGGCGTCGGGCAGAGCCACGTGGCCCGGCCCGCGACCGTAGATCTCGCCGGACGTGGTGTCCCAGCGGGGGATGGCGAACGGGAATTCGTGGAAGCCCGACTCCCGGACGATCTCCTCTGCTTTCGTGTCGATCACGCAGGAGGCCCAGGGCAGGTTCTGGCTGTCCCGGCGGCGAGAGTCATAGTCCTTGCGGGGCGTTACCACCCACACGTACTCGGTCGTCTCGTCAACCTTGTCCTCGCGCAACTGCTTGCGCACCGCTTCGGACAGGTTCTCCTCGCCCCACTGCTGGGCTGCCTGCCGCGCCGTGCGTTCCATGCAGATGAACACCGTGTCCACCGCGCCGTCCGAGTTCTCGGCGATCAGCACGTCGCGCAAGTGGAAGGACCGGAAGACGAGGTGGTTCATCTCCTCGTTCTCGCCGATGAACAGGACGCCGGTGCCGAAGGCAACGAGGTCGTTGTCAACCTCGCCCGTCCGCTGCACGAAGCGCGCCGGGGCGGCGTAGATCGCCGAGAACATGCGCTTGGCGACCTCCTCCAGCCACAGCAGGGAGCCGTGGTCGTCGGCGAGGTCAGGGTCATCGGACCGCAGGTGGAACCACTGCGCGTTCTTCGGTTTGATGAGTCCGTCGATCCCGGCCGCCAGCATCCGCCGGGCCTGCATCGGGATGGAGTCGAACACGCGGTCGGTGCGTCGCTCGCCGGGCACCCACTGCTCCATCAGGAAGTCCGCGCGACGGGGCATCATCACCTCGGCGATCTCCTGCCAGGTCTGCTCGTACATGCGGCGCTTGGACTTCAGGCGCTTGCGGCGCTCCAGTACCTCGTGGACACGGATGGCCAACTCAGTCTCCCAACAGGGTACGGCGATTCACGGCGGGGGCTTCTTCCTCGCCGGTGGGGGAGGTCAGGACGGTGGACTGGCGTCCACGCCGGGCGCGCAGGGCCGACAGGCGCTCCCGTTCCGCCTGCTCACGGATCTCCGACCGGTCTACCGGCTGGGGGATCGGCGGCGGGGCTGATGGGCCGAAGCCCGGCAGGGTCAGTCGCATCGGGGCGTCTCCGCTGTTCACGTAACACGCGACGATACAGCCCGTAGGGGGTCACGGTCAATGGGGCGTGCAAACCCAGCACGGCCTTGGACAGCCCGACGCAGTTCGACAGCACGAAGGGGAGGCGCGCGCGCCACGGCTGACGGGTCGTCTTCAGCACCGTGAACCCCTCGTCGCGGTAGAAGGCCGCGAGGTCGGTGGTGGCATCAGCCACGATGTCGAAATGGGGCGTGCCGTCGGTCCCGTCGATCACCAGCCACTGGTCGTTGTGCGCCCGGATGCAGACGAAGACATGCCGGAAGCCCTTGCGCAGCAGCGGGGACAGGGGGTGGTTCCCGATGTCGTGAAAGACGACGAGGGCGTCCACCTCAGTGCACCAACTGGCTCACGGTTTCGGGGACGATGGCGTCGATATGGGCGTCGGCCTGCTCGTCGGTCAGGGGGCCGAACCTCCGCCGGACCACGGCACGCAGGCGGGCCAAGTCCTCGTCAGTCAGGTCGTGGACCACAGAGCCCTGCACCGGCAGGCGGCGCACGGCACGGGCCATGGCAACGACGATGTAGGGGTTGCGATGTGCCGCCTGCTCGGGCGGGAAGACCCCGGCCCCGGCAACGCGGTCATGCTCACGGGGGAGGGTGTGGACCTCGACGGGGCCGTGCTCCCACCCCTCGGCAACGAACCGCGTGGCGAGCGCGTCCTTGACCAGCATCTCGGCGTCCTCGCGGGGCAGACCCCCGTCCCAGACCCAGACAGATGCCTCGTAGAGGTCGTGAAGGCGGATGGTGTCGCTCATCCCCGCTCTCCGTACTTGGGCTCGTGGGGTTCCCAGTCGGTGCCCACGGCCTTGATGCAGGCCAGCCCGCTCGG